CGGTCGTCTTGCCCTCCCACAGGTTAACAAGGCGCTCCACGAGTATGCTCACCTTTTCGCCGAGTTTGGTTTGCAAACTTAGAATAATTGTCAACACCGCCAATATAATGGTGGTGACGCTAAAGTCTTGATATTTGACACCTCCATAAGTGGGAACATATATAATAATACGATGAATGAAATAAATGCCGATAAACATGTAGACGATTTGGAAAATCACTTCCGCGCTAATCTCTAGACTACCCTTTTCGTCATCGGCTTCGGGAACAAACTTTTGCATTGTTTTGTTTAGCACAATGACCGGAATAATGGCCATGAGGGCATACTGGACGACATTAATTAGGTCGCCTTTTTCATCATCGCCCAAACTAAACATATGCTTAAAAAAACTATTTTTTGTGCCAACACTTGACAATTCTTCTAGTTTATCCATATGTTTTATAACTAGAAATTAAAACCCAAGTTCATTCATTTCTTCCTTTATTCAACAGTTTAACTCAACTAAATGGTCGTTCCACCTTTTAATAAGTTTCACCGTTTTTCCATCGGTCAGGCTGATAAAAATGCAACGATGGGTCGGGTTAATCATTATTCCGTCCGCATAACCACATTGTGCATTAGACTGTAAAACGCCTAAAATAACCACTTTATCATTATCATCTATTCTTCCATATATTTTATTCACCTGCAAATCTTTTATTAAAACACGCGCATACGTGTTGTCGCGAGTGGCGTGCTCATTATTATTTTTGTCTTCTGTGCGAGTAATTGCATCCTCTTCTATGCATTGCAACATTGTCAATGAATTATATTTTACAATTTTTAAATTATTTACAAAAATATTATTTCTTCCTTTATCATGCATTATAAATGATTTTAAACTATTGGTTAACCAGTATAAACACAACTCTATATAATATATTACACCCGTATATTATATTATATTATGATGACCCCACCATTTGACACCGCACATGAAGAAAACCAATACATCCAACTCGCGCTAAATATCATTCAAAATGGCAGTCTGGAAGAGGGCCGCAATGGCTTCACTCTCTCCATTTTCGGCGCCAATATGTCCTACTCTCTTGAAAACGGCACGCTCCCTATGCTCACCAGCAAAAAAATGGCCTGGAAAACCTGCCTAAAAGAACTCTTGTGGTTTATTCGCGGGTCCACCAGCAACGCCGACCTTCAAGCTGAGGGCGTGCACATCTGGGACGCCAATTGCAGCCGCGAATTTCTTGACGGCCGTGGTCTCGCCCATTACGAAGACCAAGACCTAGGCCCCGTTTACGGCCATCAATGGCGCCATTTCAATGCCAAATATACCGGATGCCGCTCTAATTACGACGGTCAAGGCGTAGACCAGCTTCAAAACATCATCAACCAATTGAAAGACCCCGAAGGCCGCAAATCCCGACGTCTCATTATGAGCGCATGGAACCCCTGCCAATTAGACGAAATGGCCCTCCCTCCTTGCCATATTTTGGTCCAGTTCAATGTATCGCACGGGAACAAGCTGTCGTGCGCCCTGTACCAACGAAGCGGCGATGTCGGGCTCGGCGTTCCGTTCAACATCCTGTCTTACTCCCTGTTAACGCACCTGATTGCGCATCATTGCGGGCTCGTTGCGCACAAGTTTTGCCATTTCATTGGAAACGCGCACGTGTATGACGACCATATTGACGCACTCAGCGACCAGTGTAAGCGCAACCCGTACCCATTCCCAACGCTGCAATTCGCTTGTCCGGTACGCGCCAATATTGAAGATTACACGTTAGACGACTCCATTATCAACAACTACGTCTGTGGACCCGCCGTTAAAATGGACGTCAGGGCATAATAGCTGAAAATAAAATAATTGCGACGGTCGCCTCATTGACGCAGCGGCGCCAGAAAAAATAATTATCTCGCATAAATTTATTATATTTGTGCGTAAACAGCTTAAATATAATTTAGCAAACACTACTATATGAGTTCATCCAAATCTGTCGCAGCCGCTCGCAATAGACGCACTGAAGCACCTCCTCCCCAATATAAAAATGTCAAACCACCCGGCCCTATCACATCCATTAACACCGCTGGTGGCCCAGGCCTTAATGGCACATATGCTAGAGCACAGCCGCCTCTTCAATATCAGCAACAGCAGCAACCGCAATACCAACAGCAACCGCAATACCAACCTCAATACCAACAGCAACCTCAATACCAACAGCCTCAAACACAAGAGCAAGCCATTCCAAGCAAAGTTACCGTCGCAAATGCAATTGGATTGTTAACTGTTAGAATTGCCAGATTGGAACAATTCGTTCACCGATACAATTTAGAACAATCTGGCAGCCAACCTAAGCAGGGGAGCCAGGGCAATGCCACCGATAATGTTGAGGCGCGATTGGATGACAGCATTCTTCGCAACATTGTATCACGTCTAGACAATTTAGAAAAAGATAAGAAAACTGGCGCGAATGCCAATACGAATGCCAATACGAATGCCAATGCAAATGCAAATGCCAACGCACCTGTAAAAACGCAAGTAATTGTACAGCCTGTCGCAGAAGACCCCACTGTAATCAAACTAAACGATGAATTGGCACAATTAAAGCAACAGGTGAAAGACACGGAAGCCCTTCTACTAAAACTACAATCCTTCACCATGGAAACTAATCAAAAGCTCGTGAACATGCTATTTCAAGACACCAATGAAATCAGCATGACCCAGCTAACCCACGCGGATTGCAATTATGAATATGACCCAACATGCGATGATGAAAATGCGCACGAAGGTAATTGCGACGGTGAAGATGATGATACCAGCGCAATTGAAGTGTTGGATGATATTACAACGGTTGATATGCAGACCGCGAGCGGTAATTTGAAAGACCTCATCAATGAAGAACTTGCGCGAATGCCGCTATAATAATGCGCACATTTGTTGTTCTTTAGACATTGCATTACGTTGCATTTCAAAATACAATAAATTATGTTAATTTTAATATAAAAATAACATAATAAATAAATAAATGTCATCCCATATTGATTGCACATTTGATATACCCACCGAACAAGTATATAATCATATTACACAAGCTTCTAGTTCTCAAGAAATATTAGATAAAGTTTGTTACATTATTGATAACTGCATATATATGGATTATAGATTTTTTAAACCCATCGGAAACCCTACCGTTTATGAACCATTGTTAGCGCATATTATTGAGAAAATCAGGCAAGTCTTGTTACTAACACCTGCATTAATCGTTCATGTATCATTAAAAGGGTTCAGCATCCGTGAAATAGAGAAACATATGGACTTTTTTAAACACATATCCATCACATTAGATACACGTTATCCCAAAAAATTAACCACTTGCTACGTTTATAATTCATCTTCTATGTTTACACAATTATTCAGCTTATTATCATACTTTATTGATAAAGACACCCTTAATAAAGTACAACTAATCGGCAAATCCTAGGACATCATCTTGACATTTCAAAAAACGCACCCTTTTTATACTTTATTTGTGTTAATGTCTTATCCTTTGCTACCATCTTTTGCCCAATTATCGCTCTAAACATCGGTTCAACTCTAGGAAGCATGCTTGTTGCATTTGTTATTTGCTTATTCACAAACTTTGACACCATCGAATAGTTTCTGCTCACAATTGAGGGTTGATTGTTGGGTCTTATAATGCCATCTAGTCGTATGCTAGGAATGCTATGCATCACTTTATTTTTAACCACTAGTTTGGATAACTCGGATTTAATCGCGGCTTTCATCGCGGCTTTCATCGCGTCTGCTTCTGTTTGTTCTTGGGCGGCTTGCTTTAATACATTATGATAACCCAACCGCTTTTCTTGCGCAACATCCAGTTTTGACCATATGTCATTAATCGTGTCGCATGAAAAATCAATGGTCCGCTCACCCGTAAATAACCCCGTCCCATTCGTGTGGTTGACAATTTTTTCATATTCATCATACGCCTTTACTAAATTGAATGCATTCTTAATTTGGTCTAGCGTGTTGTCATAATTATTTAGCAAATCCTCATATGCAACCAACACGTAGTTTTTCACTTTTGTGCGCACCACATTCAACAAAAAATCATTTTTTATTTTTCTTAATTCAAAAATGTTTTGGAACCGCTCTTTGGTAATGTAATTTACATCTTCTTGGATAACCTCTTCTTGGTCGCCTATAACCGCTGCAGAATAAAACGGGTTGTTCAAAAAATTCGTTAACTCATGATTGCACGCAGGCACATATTGCAAATTCTTTGAAAAACTATTCAACCACGCTACCGGCTCGCGCACAATTCCGATAAATATTGTGTTGTCTGTCGCGTTACCTTCTTCTGACACATTCGCGTTTTCTGCATCAAAGTCATACATCCCAAAAAAATGCTTCCAATCATAATACCATATTACCGGCAGGTTGAAGTTTTTTGTTATCGCCTCCTCCAAAAAAACTGTCCCGCTACTCCTCTCCCCATATATCGTAAAATTCACAATCTTCGGCGCACTCATATAAATTACATAGCTAAAATAATAAATAATTCATGATTATTTATTATTCATTATTATTTACTTAATTATTTACTTATTTACTTATTAGGAATTAAGAATTAGGAATTAAGAATTAAGAATTAAGAATTAAGAATTAGTTCAATCCGCAGTATTACAGTATATATTATATTTAATACTATGGAACTCATTTTAGGCGCTTTTATTTTTTGCATCATTCTCTTCTTATACCTCCACATCCAATTCCACCTAAAAACCAGCGACGATTTAGAAGTCTACGAAATTGACCAAGCGTCTAAAGATAAAATGGAAGAAATATGCGACCTCCGGCAACCCGTCCTCTTTGACCTCGACCACGACAACGAAAAAATACTCACCACCACATGTAAATCTTACGTCCTATCCAATTACCCCTCGTTTGAAGTCAAAATACGCAGCTCCACCGACGTTAGCCCCGATACCGAAATATTTATGCCGCTCCAAATGCAACTCGCGAACAAACTGTGCGACGACGACACCAGGTCCACCTATTTTAGCGAAAACAACGGCGACTTCTTAACCGAAACCGGCGTTATCAAAAGCTTCCAATACAATGACGGCTTCTTGCGCCCTCATCTCGTGTCCAACTGCTACTACGACATCATGTTCGGGTCTCAGGGCACCGTGACCCCCTTCCGCTACGACATCAACTACCGCAACTATTATATGGTGACCGAAGGCGAACTTTGCATCAAACTCAGCCCACCTAAAAGCAGCAAATACCTCTATGAAAACAAAGACTACGAACAACTTGAATTCATCTCACCCGTTAACCCTTGGGCACCTCAAGCAAAATATCGCCCCGATTTTGAAAAAATCAAATGCCTTGAAATCACGCTAAGACCCGGCAAGTGCCTCTTTATCCCCGCTTATTGGTGGCATAGCTTTAAATTCAACAAGAACACCTCCGTGTCCTGCTTCAAATACAAAACATACATGAACGTCGTCGCCGTTTTACCTCACACCTTCATGTATTATCTACAAAATCAAAACGTCTCGCACAAAGTCGTCAAACATATCGCGCCTATTTGTTTAACACCTGCTGCTGATGCCACTGCTACTAGTGGGGATACTAGTGTAACTAATGATGCGGTCACAGAGGCAGCGCAAGAGCCAATCGTTAGCTCAAATGTGGACGCACAAGCTACTACTACTTTATAATAAATTCTACTGTATCACCATTAAATATTAATAAATTGCAATATGATATAAATATAAATTACAATATAATTTAAATCTATATAAGTATTATGTTAACGCGCACAACTAATGACAACCCAAAATACCGTTATAAAATTCACGACAAACTCTATGATTTAACCGACTTTGTAAAAATACACCCTGGAGGAATAGATGTATTTAACAACTTGAAACCTGATACAAATATTACTCCTATGGTTTATTCATACCATAAAAACCCCAAAATTATTTTCGCGATGTTGGAAAAATATGAAGTGCCTGGTTCCAGCGACACAGTTATAAAATATGATACCAACTATACCTACGATAAATATTGTGAATT